TAGAAGGGTTGGACGAAGAAGGAGTTCAATATCAAGAAGACGGCTCAGTTATTTTGGGTGAGATGGAAGAGGAAATGAGTTCGGTTGGTTTTAGCGAAAACTTAGCAGAAGTTGTTTCGCAAAGCGAACTTAGCAAAATTTACGTAGAGTTGGTTTCTGCAATTGAAAATGATAAGTCTGCTAGAAAAGATTGGGAAAAAACTTATACCGATGGTTTGAAATATCTAGGGATGAAGTTTGACGATGGCAGATCTGAGCCTTTTGAAGGTGCAAGTGGCGTCATCCATCCGTTACTCGGCGAATCAGTTACTCAATTCCAAGCGCAAGCTTACAAAGAATTATTACCTCCGCAAGGCCCAGTTAAAACTCAAGTGGTTGGCGAATACAGCGCAGCTGTAGAAGAACAAGCTCAACGTGTGAAAGAATTTATGAACTATCAAATCGTTCACGTGATGGAAGAGTACGACGAAGACTTAGATCAAATGTTGTTCTATCTGCCGTTGGCAGGTTCTGCTTTCAAGAAAGTTTATTACGATGAAAATTTGCAACGACCTGTTTCTAAGTTTGTTGCGCCCGAGGATTTAATTGTTCCTTACTATACAACCGATCTAGAATCTTGCCCAAGAATTACTCACGTAATTAAGATGCCAGAAAACGAAGTTAAGAAACTTCAAGCAATTGGTTTTTACAGAGATGTAAGAGTGGGTGATGGCAGCGATTTATCAAACGCATCTGGCGTTAAAGAAGAAATAGAGAGATTAGAAGGAATGGAACCATCTTACGATACAGGTGAAGTTTCTAATCTTTACGAAGTTCATTGTAATTTAGACCTCGAAGGGTTTGAAGATGTAGACGAAAATGGTGAATATACAGAAGTTAAATTGCCTTATATCGTAACCATCGACAGCAACAGCGAAAACATTTTAGCGATTCGCAGAAACTTTGAAGAAGACGATCCGATGAAAAATAAAATCGAATACTTCGTTCACTTCAAGTTCTTGCCTGGTTTAGGCTTCTACGGATTTGGTTTAACTCATATGATTGGTGGTTTATCCAAAGCTTCAACTTCAATTGTTAGACAATTAATTGATGCTGGTACTTTGGCTAACTTGCCAGCTGGTTTTAAAACCAGAGGTATTAGAATTAGAGACGAAGATTCTCCGATTCAACCAGGTGAGTTTAGAGACGTGGATGCACCCGCAAGATCTTTGCGAGATGCAATTCAACCTTTACCATTTAAAGAGCCAAGTCAAACTTTACTTTCTTTGTTAGGCTTGTTAGTTCAAAGCGGTCAAAGATTTGCCTCTATTGCTGAAATAAATGTAGGCGAAGGCAATTCGCAAGCACCTGTAGGAACGACGGTTGCTTTGTTAGAAAAATCTACCAAGGTTTTATCTGCCATTCATAAGCGTTTGCATGCAGGTCAAAAGAAAGAATTTAATTTATTAGCAAATATTTTTGCTAAAAGCTTGCCAGAGTCTTACCCATACGCTGTATCGGGTGGGCAAATGGAAATCAAACAAGCTGACTTTGACGATAGAGTAGATGTATTCCCTGTCTCTAACCCAGATATATTCTCTACTAGCCAAAGAATTATTATGGCTCAAGAAATGATGCAATTGGTTCAATCCAATCCGCAAATTCATGGTCCAAATGGTATGTATGAAGCCTATCGCAGAATGTATGCTGCGTTAGGAACAGATAATATTGATGCGTTATTGATACCACCCCCAGACACTCAACCTAAACCGATTGAGTCTGGAATGGAAAACAGCACTTTATTAATGGGTGGAACAGCGCAAGCATTTATTCAGCAAAACCATGATGCTCATATTGCATCTCACGTTAACTTGTTGAACATGCAGCCTGTTCAAATGAACGCTCAAATTCAAGCAAACATACATTCGCATATCATGCAGCATTTACAAATGAAAGCTGACTTGATTGCGCAACAGCAGATGCCGCCCGAGGCCATGCAGCAATATCAACAATTGCAGCAACAAGCCCAACAATCCACACCTGTTGACGCGGCGGCGCTCCAACAACAAGCCAATGAATTACTGGCTCAGTTTAGCTCGCCAATAATGACAGAGCTAATGACTCAGTTTGCTCAACAAGTTGCAACACCTCCGCAAGAAGATCCGTTGGTCGCAATTAGAAAACAAGAGCTAGCACTCAAAGGTCAAGAACTACAACAAGAGAAAGAACAATTTGCTATTAAAGAGCAAATGCGAGCAGATGAAAAAGCTAGACAAGATCAAATAGATCGAGAAAGGATTGACGCTCAGCGAGATATTGCTAGAATGAAGGACGATACGACTCAAGATAGACTTGACCAACAAAAAGAATTAAAATTGATTGATATCGGTCTAAAACAGTTCGATCAATTTAGGTAAAAAAAATGGCTAAAAATATAAAAGTAGACAAAAACAAATTATCATACAGCAACAAAGGTACTGTCCCTTCAAAAAACAACGAAGGAACTTTTTCTGCTGACGCTTCTCCAAAGCCAGGAATGGGCAAAGGTAAAGCTAGAGGTATGGGCGCTGCTGAGTACGGCGGTAAGTTTTCTGGCATTTATTAATGTCAACAATTTGGGTAGCTGACCAATTAAAAAAAAGGCTAAAGGAGAAGAAAGAGGACACCCAGAGCCAATTGCTCAACGGTGTTCAATCTTTTGAAGATTATCAATATCTACGTGGACGTTACAATTCCCTCGTTGACGTAGAACAAGAACTTAGGGAGTTGCTAGAGAGGATAGAAGAAAATGACGAAGAACAAAGTATTGGTACCTGACCATATTGCAGCTGAATTAGAAAACGACAAAGCCGCAGAAGAAAAAAAAGTAGAAGAAAATAAATCTGAAGTTGACAAAGCTTTTGTCAGCGCAGAAGATCGAGTTTTAGATCCCACCTTGGTTGACAAAACCTTAATAGAAAGAATGCCAAATCCTACTGGATGGAGAATGTTAATTCTTCCATACAGAGGCAGAGGTGTATCTAAGGGTGGAATTGTATTAACAAAAGAGTCAGTTGACAGAGAGGCTTTAGCCTCGGTGGTTGCTTACGTAATTAAGATGGGACCACTCTGTTACAAAGACAAAGACAAGTTTGGAGACACACCTTGGTGTGAGGAGAAGCAATGGGTGCTAATTGGTCGGTATGCTGGAGCTCGCTTTAAGTTAGGCGATGATGCAGAATGCCGTATTATTAACGACGACGAGGTTATCGCTACGATCGCAGATCCCGATGATATCGTCACGCTGTAAACGTGAGGAGGACTCATGCTAGAAGAAGAAAATAATCAAGCTCCAGAACAAGAGGTTGATGAAGGTGAGATTGTAGAACTTGATGTTCCAGAAGAAGATCAAGAAGCGCAAGCTGCCGTAGAAGATGTTTCTGAAGAAGAAACTAAAAAAGATGAAGAGCAAGACGAACTAGAGAACTATTCAAAAAATGTTCAAAAGCGTATTGCTAATTTAACTAAAAAAATGCGTGAGCAAGAGCGTGCCGCTCAATCTGCTTACGAGTATGCAAAGAGCTTACAAGAAGAGAACCAAAATCTAAAAACTAGCACATCTCAGCTTAATCAAAGCTATTATGGTGAAGCTGAAAATAGATTAAAATCTCAAAGAGCTCAAGCTAATACTGTTTTAAAGAATGCTTATCAAGAACAAGATTGGGACAAAGTAACAAAAGCCCAAGAAATTCTTGACAAGATTACTGTTGAAGAAAGCAAATTAGCTAACAATAGAATGCAAATAGAAAGAGAGCCTGTATATCAAGAGGTTCCAAATCAACAAGCATTTCAACAACCAGTTCAAGCTCCGACTCCGCAAGCAGACCCTGAAGCAGAGTCTTGGGCAGAAAAAAACGAGTGGTTTGGTCAAGACGAAATAATGACTTTAGCTGCTTTTAACATTCATCAAAAATTAATTGAGGAAGAAGGGTTTGATCCTAGCGACTCAATGTACTATGATGAGATAGACAAACGTATGAGAGCTGAGTTCCCTCACAAATTTAGTGATGGT